GTCCCATATGCAATGATGCAGGATGCGGAACCTTGTTTTCATCAAGGTTGCCAAACATAAGAACCCTACCTTGTACTGCTTGTATTGCAAGTCCCAGAACAGGAAAAACTGTGCCACCACCATCACGCACATCATTTAAGTACGCAATCATAGTGACACAGCGATTCCCACCTTCTTTTATCTTTGAAGATTCTGGCATCTCTCCCATTTCATCAGGGAGAAACGCATCGTAGTGAGGTTTATACTCCTGACCCGGCTGATACCTTTGAATAGTCACAGGTTCCAACCGGGTAGGAGGTAGACCGCACATACCGGACAACGCTTCAATAACACCATCTAACACATTATTGTCACCGTAATCAAAGAAAGCACCTTTGCTGGTCCTTACTTTATCTTGGATATACTTACCATCACGGTTTATTAGATTATCACCAAGCCCTTTATTTTCGGCAAGGTTGATTATGTGTTCACATAAATCAGGTGAAAGCACATTATCTTCAACAACAATCGTAGGAGTGTTATTGTATTTTATCATTAAGCGTCTTTTACTCCGATAACTGCCGCGTTAGCCAGACCATTCTTCGCACGAAGACCGTATTCAGCAATCATCAACTGCTTGATGCTGTCGCCAGTCTTGGCAAGAGTTTCGGTCTGGAAAGGCCGCAGATAGTCGATTGACCAGAAATCATAGTCAAAGAAGTACAACTGGTTAGGCAGACACAGACGGCTAGGCACAATCTTCAGCGTACCGAAATCAGTCACCAGAACATCAATGGCGTTGATAGCGGTAGCAGGAGCCGCACCCGGCGCATCTTTTCTGAGATCAGCGATAACCGAACCACCAAGCGCACTAATTTTCTGCTTGAGGGAAGCATCACACATGAGATCGGTAGGCGTACCACCGTTATCAAAGCAACGCTCCATAGCAAGGTTAATCATTGCCATCGTCAGAACTGCGTCAGCACCCGAAGGGCTTGCAACAGACGAACCGTTAGGATAGCCAGCCGCAGGAGAGCCTTGGTTGACGATACCAACAACAGGAGAAGCCGAACCATCAACGATGTTAGACGTTCCTGCCGCAGAAGTACCAAGCCAAGACATTACAGCCGCAGTTTTACGAGCCGTACCTGTGCCACCAGCAACAGCGACATCTTCAGACAGTAGCATCTTTTCCATATCGCGTTTAATTTCTTTTGCGCGTTTGGCCAACTGATAAGCCTGAGATGAACGGCGACCCGCAAAATCGACTGCTTCAGCCGTGCCACTCGTCTGCACTGCTTTGTACGAAATCTGAGCATAGTTGCCCAAACGGCGTGGCTCTGCAACAGCAAGTGCGTTCATGCTATCGTCACCTTCTAACTGCTGGTTAGCGGCGGCGGCGGTAAGTTCATCAGTCTGCCATTCAAAGTAAGTGTTGTCACACGACCCTTTGCCCACGCTCGACATAAACGGCGTGTCCATCGGGCTAATATTGTAAATGATATCACTTAGGTCTTCCCTAATGCCAACGGCACTATAGGTAGTCCTAGTATTAGTTGCGATTGCCATAAAATGACTCCTTTATTATTATAGTTCTACGAAATCTTCAAACAGACTTGCGGCGTCTTCTGCCTTTCCGGTCTGCTGTAGACGTTTCATTTGTTTGGCACGTTTTGCTTTATCAGTGTCAGCCTTGTTTACTTTAGCCTTGCTACGCACTACTTTAGGTTTGTTTTTAACTTTCTTAGACCTAACCGTGTTTTGCTTTTTCTGCATATCTTCATATGCTTTGGCTTGCATAAGCACAATGATTGACCTGTGATCGACAAGTTGACTTAACTCTTCTTGTGTATATCCCTTGCTTAGAGCGAATTCCGATACGGCTTTAGCCATTGCCTGCCGTTTGTCGTCTTCTGCCCACTGCGGGATAAGCCTCACCATTTTCTGATGCTCTTCCTGAACAATACGTTGATGTTCTTTTTGAGCCTCTACTTGTGCTTCTTCCTGTGCTTTTGATTGGGCTTGCTGTAGAGACTGAATCTGGTCTTGAGCCTGACGATATTCATCACGCTTGGTTAGATATTCCTCTCTATCTTCCATCTTAAGCCTTTCCCAATCAACATTCTGGAATTGCGCTAAATGTGAATAGTTAGTTTCAATTGCTTGTGCGACAGCACTAACGTACTGATCTCTGGCTTGCTGAGTCTGAGCAATTTCGTTCTGGTAGTTTTCTACTACCTGATCTATCTGCTTTCGATATTCTGCAAGTTGTTGAGTTTTCCTTGTATAATCCGCTTGTCGGGAGTAGCCTTTGACGAGTTCTTCTTCCGTGACTTCATGTTCCTCTCCGTCTACTGTTACAGTATAGAGAGTTGTCTCTTCCGAGTCGTCTTCAACTTCTTCTTCATCGGATTCTTCAGATTCATCATCCTCAGAAATTTCTTCTTCGGTTTCTTCAACCTCTTCTTCAATTTCATCAGTTGTTTCCTCTAAAGCGTCTTCAGTTACTTCTTCAGACGGCGATGCTTCCTCTTGCTCTTCGGGTTCCTCTAGCGAGTCCATGAGTCCGAGTATTGCATCTTGGGCTTCAGATATACTACCCGGTGCTTTGGGTAATCCACCTGTGGGTTGTGGGGCTGTTTGCGTATCCACCATAATAATCTCCTATATGTGGTATTCCTTAAGTTTCTTCGCCATATCTCCTGTTTCCACAATGGAGGTTAGATGTAGACGTATCCGTTCAAGGAGTCTTAATGACAACCAGATTTGTTCTCTGGCCTCTACTTCACTGACTCCCGAAGAATTCCAAGAGTTCAGCAAATTTTTTTCTAGCGTTTCAAACGCTTCGTTGAACAACTTATCTGAGAGGAGGCGTCTAGCGTGTTCCTCTCTTAGTTCGTTACTCATATTTATCCTATAGCAATGGGTCTATTTTGTTCTGCTTCAAGTTGTAGTTCAGCCGCTTTCAGTTGAGCCTCTACAGCAGATTCAGCCGCTTCCTGCTGAAGTTTCTGTTGTTTCAACTGTAGGTCAGCCGCCTTGATTTGCAGTTCCTGTTGTTTAACCTGCATTTCCATTTGTTTTTCCTGTTCCGCTGGATTAGGTTGTGGAGGAACCATATCCGGGTTAGTCAGGAAATCATCGACATTCTGGAAGCCCATGTTCTTTACAAGTGCGGCTCCCATG